AGATTCAGACCAAACTGGAATGAATCGCCCCTCGTCTGTTTTAGTATAAGTAAGTATACCATCTCCCATACGCCTTGTCAACTCTTGACGTGTTGGCGTAATATCGTTGGTTATCAGCTTATCCAATCTTGGTCTACCCATGTGGTAGGTAGCAAGTATATCACGAATTTCTCTTACCTGTGATTCTGAATAATATGATCTAACTTGCCATGCAGTTTCTCCACCTTTTTGAGATCCTGTAGGAAGGGGAATTACCCCTCTTTTCATTAGACTAGGCATATACTTTTTATGACGATTAACCAAAGAGGCTGTTTCACCAACTGTATAAGCTCTCTCTCTGTTCTTTTTAAAGTCTGAGATTAGGCAGCTTTCTATTTGATCTTTAATAATATTATAAACAGACATGATTCCGTTTGACTTATTCAAGTGATGAACTCTTACAAGGTGCCCGTTTAAAAACCAAACTTTTTTGTTTCCTGGAATTGCTGGGGCAGAATTATATTCTGACATATCCATTGGACCATGTTTTTTGCCCATTATATTAGTCTGGAATACCTATTGCAATGATGTGAACTTTAAGGGCCAAAGACCCTCCTGTATTAAAGCGAACAATGCCGTTAACAGATGAGTTGGTAACGCTTTGAATAATAACTGACACGTTTTGGCCAGAAGAAGTTCCTTCAATTAAAACTGGAGTAATCGTTACAATTGGCGGGTACCTGTATTCTCCCTTAAAAGAGTAAGAAAAAGACTGTGTGGTTTCGGCTGTCACATTTGTAAGGGTGGGATAGATTACTTTTTCTCCAGCGACTACCTTGGTGTCTGTAAGCAAGGTGCTTTCATTTCCACTTGTAGTATCAATAGATGCGTACTTATATCTTGCTGAAGATATTTGTGACGAAAGGTCATTAATTGCTTCTACAATTTGATAAACATATGATACGTCTAGAGGCTGTCCTCTATCTGGAGTTGGTATTTTGGCCATAGCTAATTATAACACAAACCTGGCAAAATAGCTATCTACTTGCTATCTTGATGTTGCCTCTAGGCTGCAGATTGTCAAGACGTTGTTTACAACCTTTTCAATCCCAGCAAGTTGAATTTTTACACGGATATCCGTGTGAACCTCTTGCTTTAAAAATGAGTATGTGTGTATTGGAGAAGACCCGTGATAGAAATATTCTTGCCAAGCAATTGTACTAGTTCCTGGATTATAGATACCAAAACTTACAAAAATATCATATAATGATTTAAGGTTTGTGTCTCCCCAGATCGCCGTCACACCAGAGGCACTATTTATTTGTAAGTCTCCAGAAACTTGCTCTATAAACGGTGTGGCATCTAATTTATAAACTGGGGACCAGTGAGAGGTTCTGTTTTTGTCTTCTGAAATAATTCTATATCTTAGCAAGTATTCACCATCAGGAGATAATGGTGGAAAATCTTTTTTTTCAATAGTTACTTTTTTAACTGACAACGTCTATCCCCAAGTCAACATCTAAAGCAAAACGAAATTCTACTAGGTTTGCAGTATTAGGAATTTTAACAATTGGCAAAGCATCTTGAGATTTTACTACAGAATATCCCGTTAATCCGTAAAGAGGATTGACAGATGTAGTGTTTTCTAGCCTCAAAGCATCTAAGGCAACGTAGTAATCGTCTGTTGGATTTCCTACAGAGTCTAATACTGATGCCCAAATTTTAACAACAGTCACAGAGTTCCAAGTAAAGGTTGAACTTTTAACTAAATCTTTTAGTGGTTTTGTGACTACGACATATCTATTATTCTCAAAGTCTTGTTGACCAGACCCAGTTCCGTTTTGAATATCTACCTGAAGCTGAGCATAGTTTGTTGCAGAGTCGCTATCTGATGAAGCAAACTCCACCAAAACCTTTACTCTGCTTGGCTCTACACTATCATATGCATTTTTGTTAACTACAGAAAAAGCAAACCTTAACTCATCAGAAGCAGAATTTCTATTAAAATCAATACTTGCTCCAGTTAAATGTATATGATTTGAACCCACTGCTGGAACCATTCTTGAACCACTTAGAGACAAAGTTGATTCTCCGCCAGCCATTAAAATAATATTGTTTAAATACCTACAAGATTCATACCTTGTTATCCTAGACTCATTAAGCAGTGTTCTGTTGTCTGCATTAGTTTGAAAAACTGGTGATGTCTGAATAATATCGTCTGGGTCTGCTTCTGTTCCTAGCGGCTGAGTAATTGTTGGAATTGTGACGGCAGCTGTATCAGTATGATATTCCCAATTTTCGGTTCTAGTAAAAGAGTAAATTGGTTTGCTGTCATAGGCTCCTGCAGTTGGATTTGATCCTGAAGAGTAAACTCCAATCTCAGTAATTTCATATCTTTCAATAGTTGGAAGCTCTGCAGTTAAAACAATTTTTGATATTCCATTTTCATTGACATACCCTCTTGAAGTAATGGGCACACGAAACATTTCAAAGTCTAGCTGCTTTTTATCTAATATATCTTGAATATCATTACCCGTAAAGGCATAATCTATAGCCTTTGGAGTTGCCCCACATCCTAAAGCAATGTGCGATGCATAGGCTGGAGCCTGGCCAATTAAATATTTGGCTAATATGTTTTTTCCAACATTAGTAATCATGAGACATCCTCTTCATATATTGTATCATTAAAAATTTGGCCAGAAGCCATCATCTGGACCTCTATCTCATAGTCTGCTTTTAAATTTACAGTTTCAATAACTATATTTCCATTAACAGAATCAATATAAACAGATTCTGGGGGTGTTTCATTTGTATCCTGTACAATATGATTTTCCATCTTTATGGCAAAATTCTTAAAGTATATCTCTGCAGTATCTGGAATATTTATAATGTTTTGTGGATTATAGCTAATTGCTATATCTGAAATATTTTTAACTGGCTGATAAACTATGTTCTGTCCATTAACAGTATCATGTCTTACAAGGCTTATTAATTCCTGTGCCCCAATTTTTTCTAAAGTTAATTTTAAGATTAAGTCTATTGGTAAATCGTTTTGATCAACAAGAATTATATCTGGAGATGCTGATTTTATAGACTTATCTTCTGTTACTGGAACTGGTTGCGGAACGGCTGGGACTGCGGGTACTGAAGCTACCACTGGACTAGACGGTACAAACGCTCCGCCTGGATCCATGTTTGCTGGAGAATAAAGCCTTACATTATCTAAAGGTGTAGATGATGGGGTTGATATGCTCACACCTTTTCCAAGTTTTACATTTTCTCCAGAGTCAAAAGCAGCCCCTCTTTTTTGATTGTTAAGCTCCAGTATTTGATCTGCTAAAGCTCTTTGCTGCTTAGCTGTACCGTCTGGCAATGCTTGTTTAGCAAGACCAATTGCTTTTATTGGCTGTACTACTTTTGTTTTTGCCATTATATAACCTCACTTAAATAAATAGTCATGCCTGGACCAGAAACATCTTTTTGATGCTCAATACTGTACACAACAAACCTTTGCTGAGGATCAAGGACATACCCCGTATCTGTTTCTGAATAATCAATTGTTACAATATCACCAAGCTGAATTGTCGGTGTTGCGAATATTCTTACACCAACAGACTTTCTGGGCTTCATAGTTTTAGAAATAATCCACTCCATAATTTTTGTAGCTTCATCTTTGCTTTGTATGTATAAAGAATCTAACGAAAACTCATTACGTCCGTAGGTTATGCGACTATTTTTTACATCATTATATAGCTCTTTTTGCTTTACTGGAGATAAAATAGTCATGTCTTCTTTTGTTTGTGGATTTGAAAAATCCGAAGTTTTACTAAAATAATCATCTACTGTTAGTTCGCTTTTTGAGTCTTGGGTAAAAGTGATTCCCTGAATTCTTAAGTAGTTCCCAACCATTTCATCAAAACGTAAGAATGTGTCTGTGGCATTAAAGATTAAGAACTCTGCTCCGTATGCCCCAGCAAAAAATCCAGATACGGTATAGCCACGAATCTTGTTAAAGGTTGGAGAAATTGTTGCGTATAAGGCTGGGTAGGCTTTATCATATTTTACATTAAAGTAAGCAACCTCTCTCATGATAGTTCCGAACTCATCATAAAAAATATTATACTTTGGTGGTTCAGAGGGGCTAATCCCAGAAAGATATGTTGGCTGAATAATTCCACTAATTGCATACTTTCTAAAAGATTCATTGGCAGAAATATCAATTTTATTAGTAAATATAGAATTTGCCACTGAGTCTAAAGTAAAGCTAGTGTTTTGACTATAGTTGTTTGCTAGGGCATAAATGTTTTCAAACATACACTGAGACCCTCCACGAACAAAAAGAGCCATATTGTTTGAATTAACTATTGGCAATGGCTTTGTGTCATCTACAGTTGCAACTTGGGTATCATTTATATAGAGGTAGAATCTTCTAAAGGAGCCAAAGTCTTGATACTCTAGAGCAAGATCGTACACGTTTGTGTTTTCTTCTGCAACAACTCTAGCCTGTCCAGCAAAATTTCCATCATCAACAATTATTGTAGTCAAGCCGCTCCAAAGCTTAACTGGAATTCCAGCCTCATCTCTTGTTAGCAACCACTTTTCAGTTGATGAGCCAACAGCCGTTACTTTGTAATATCCGTCGTTGTCCGCAATCGTTTGGTTAGTTAAACGAATTCTTTCTCCTACAGATACAGCAGATCCTCCAATAGTCAGTGCCCCATTTGTTTGTGCGGTTAGAGTTGTTGTAGTAGAGGCCCCTGGAAGATTTGTTGAAGATGTTTTGTCATAGCTTTGATTTTCAACTATTTTATAAAAGAAAACATTTGCAACACCATCAGTTGGAGCATACTTATCAACATTGCTTTCTGATAAAGCTGCTATTTCAAAATAATAACCGTTATTTGTTTGAGGATTAAGAAGTGCAACAATTCCTCCGCTGCCTCCGCTAACAGCTAAGTTTTGCTCTGGGGTAGTTGTTGGAACATTGTAATAAGTCGTAGCTCCCGCAGCTGTTTGAACAGAGGTTTCATTATTTTCAACTTTTCCAACTATTCTCATTCTTGTTCCAAAATGCTTAAAAGAATCATTTAAAGGTTTGTTTATATATGAAATAAAATCAATTGAATTTTCTTGTGCAGAAAATGATGGACCCTTCATAACAAGGGCTGAAGACTGAACAGTTTCTGATGTTGCAGATAGCTTGTTCTTTCTAGAAACTTCTTCATTATATGAGTAAGACAAATAATTTTTTATCAAACTAGATCTTGATGATTTAGTGGCAAGAGATTTGTTGATACCAGCCTTGCCAGTGCCTGTGGTTTTTTCAAAAACAGAATTTCCAAATAAATATTTAGAGTCCATGGAGCATCCAAAAACATTATCGTTACTTGTCCAGTATTGATTAAGCCCAGCAGAGTGTTCTGTAATTTTAGTTCCAAACTGCTCTCTTCCGTGCTTGGAGACTGGGCCATTTGACATCTTAGTCACTCCAGCTTGAGTCTCATAGTTTGGCTCGGCATATATCCTTACACGGCCTGTTGGATAAATTTTTCCATTAAAGGAAAGTTTTGAGAAATAGTTTTCGTACTCCTCTGCATTTGTTATCCAAACGTTACCGCCAACAAACCCAGAATTAAGAACGCTAGAGGGCAATACGGATACGTTATACTCTACAGCATCATACTTTATGACTTCCCCATTAGAATAAAAGTATCCATTGTACTGACCTATATATAAAATTCCATCGCCAAAATCAATAATGTTATTGACAATTTCATGATTAACGACTTCTGGAATTTGACTGCTTAAGTCTGAATTCAAAGGAATGGCTGACAAAGCATACTTATTTCCAGTTGCTGCCTGACCGTTTGTCGGTGTCATGTTTTCTGTTCCCGAAACTTCCCAAAGAAGAGATGGCTTGTATATCCAAGTAATGTCTTTATCTGCAACATAAGCTTGCTTAATAGAGCCCATTGTTTTTTGAATATATCTAGTTATATAACTAATCTTTCCATCGTTGTATGCATTATTGTCTTGAGAGCTTATATCTATAATATTTGCAATTGATGGTATTATTGGATTAGTCAAATTTTCTACAATGCCCTGCTTAATTTGATCTTTTGAACCTACAAGAACAAGATCAGATTCTCTGTCAGTCCTAGAAGGCAAAATATAATTTTTGCTCATCATTATAAAATTATTATACTCATCAAAGAACATTGCCGTTTGAGTTGATCTTGCCAAATCTTGCAGTACTTCAGCAATGCTTTTGTCTGGAGCAACAAAGAAAAATGGAATTATAGGGTCTGGTTCGCCTGGAATTCTTTTAAAAGAGTAGTTGCTAAAACCAATACTGTCGAATATAGTGGCTATGGCATAGGACAGAGAGGTGTTAGGAATTAAAATTTCTGGAGCAGTTTGTGATTCAAAATAAAAAAACAAATCTCTTAGCTCAATGCTCAGCTCTCTTGTTTTTGGATTTGAGGCTGGAAAAAATTCAGAGTACATAGTTTTTAATGGAACATAAAAAGTTTTTTTAATTATGTTATTATCTATGTCAGTAATCTCTATATCTGAAATAATTTCATAAAACTTTATCTGAATATTTTTATTTATATATTGAGCAATAACGCTTCCAGTTTGAGAATCTGGGTTCCAGGTATTGTTAGGGTTAAAGGATTGGTCATAATCAAATAAAGCTAAGCTGCCTGTAGAAGCCAGCAACTGACCTACTGGCAAACCACTAATGCCAAGGTCTGAGGCATTCTTCTTTAAATTATAAGCAATTGTTTTGCCAGTTAAGTCTACTGCTAATCTGGGGGAAAGTTCAATTAGGTCAAAGGTTGCACCAAACTTATTCATTGTATCTACAACTATTCTAATTCCAGATATAAAAGTAAATTCTTCATAATCTAAAATACCGTTTTGGTTTGAACCATACTTTTGTGGAGTTGTGGTATCAGTTAAAAAGTTTGTAAGCTGATCAACATTTTCGTCAGCAACGTACCAGCCATACTGTGGGATAAAGGTTTTGTACTCTCCAGAATTCCAAATATAGAAAACTCCTACGTCAGAGCTGTTTGCTTTAACTAGATATGCCTGACCCTCTTCATTTTCGTCTGGCAAGACAGTAGTTGAAGCTAGAATGCCGTTATTAATAAAACTTTTTCTAAATTTTTCTGGGACGATTAAGCCATAACCAAGCTCTAGATATCCATCTGTTCC